ACGTCGATATAGTACCCAGTCCCACCCATCGGAATACGGTAACTCACACTGCCTGCACCACCCCACGTCCCTGTTCCCCATGTGGTACTGGGGTCACCCCACGTTGAGCTATACGTCGCGGGAAGGCTGTATGATCCAAAAGACTCGCCCGTGTTCCACTGGATACGGGTCTGGTCTGATCCATTCAACTGGGCCGTGATGTATCCCCACCGCAGGGCCTTGGCTAGCGCGTCGTCCCCACAGTACAGTCGGTGCATCTGGATGGACATGGCATAGCGGGTGCCGCCTGTCCCATTACTGGCCACGTTGTCCAGAAAGAGACCCGGCGCATCGCACACGCTCACAAATCCAGACGCATCGCCCCGCAAGGCAATCGGAAGACCGGAGCCGTTGATCCCTTCAAACAGGTACGACGTGTCTGGTGACACATAGCCCGTATCCCACGGGCCAGACCATGTTTGCAGCAACGTGTTGTACTGATAGCACCCAAAGCTGGGGATGGTGATCCACAACTCCTTGGTGGCCCGATTCACCAGACAATTTATCTTGTCAAACTCTGACGACGTGAGTTGCCGAATAATAGGCAGGATCGGGTCAGGCTGTTGCGAGGTGGCGACTGGCGAGACTTCTGCCTCGTTGCAGCGGTACAATCCCCGCTCTGAGATAAAGTATGCAATGTTGTCGTTGGCCACGATGCTATTCTTGGCAATCGTGCCCACGTCCGCGCTGACCGCCTGCGGAGCAACCGTTAGATCGTCCTGCCCGTAGCCCGTTACCCGCGAGACACCACGCTGGTGGAAGATCAGCAACGACGTATTGATGGACGCAAGGCCGACCACCTGCTCTTGTCCAAACGTGCGGACAACGATTTGCCCGCCCCCTGACGCCCCAATGCCCAGCGTATCGCCGTTGTTGAGGTCAGAGTAGAAGATGCTGTCGGGATAGGCGGAGTCGCCAGTACTCCACAACCGTTCGTTATAGACCGCAAGAGACGAGCAGCTTGGCGTACTAGCGATGTTGGTCGAAAGGGCGGTGCCGTTCCACTTGTTCAGGAGGCCACCGTCCGCGATGTAGACGACATCGTTGCCCGTCCCGTCGCGGAACGTGACAAAGTACGACGTGGTGTTGGACGCCAGCGCCCCCGTCTGTTCCGTCCACGTCCATGTGGTCGTGTTGAACGTCGAGGTAAACAGCTTGCCGTTGCACACGGCCAACACGGGACGACTGCCATCATCTTTTGTCCATGTAAAGCCGCCCGTAATCGGTTGGGCGGCTAACACAGCGGACGTGCGGCGGGTGCCACCCCGCTTGCTGATGGCCCCATAGTCCGTGAGTCGTCCGTTTGTTGACGTGCGGACCTGATTAGGCTGGACCGCCGCATCGTCCGACACGCTGTTCAGTCCGCCATCAAACCGTGGCTGCTCGTCAACAACCTTCTCGCGCCCCTGCGCCATCAGCCGCCACTCCAGTCATACTTCACGTCTGGATAGGCCATCATCGTCGGGTTGATCGTCATGCGGCGAATGTCGTCGAGGAGCGACTTGCGGTCATCGTCGGCCATCGCCTTCAGGTTGGCTGCTGCCGCCGCTTCCGTGCCACCCTTGAGGAGGAGGAGAGCAGCCGCCTGCCACACCAACACCAGATGCGCGTTGGCAGGATAGTCAATGATACTGGCGTCACCTACCAGATCAGCAATAGCCGTGGGCTTGTAGTTCACGCCGACATACAGCCCCAGCGCCGATGCCACGGGCAACGCCTGTACCGCCTGCCCCGCGATGTAATACAGGCGGGGGTAGGTCGGCAGGTAGTTGCTCGTCGTCGCTAGCGGCACATCTTGATACCGTGTCTGCCCGTACAGCACGTTGCCGTCGCTGACGGACAGCATACGGTAGAAGTTCTGCTGCGTATCGCCAGACCCGCTATCCAGCGTGGTAAACGCAAACTGGCCGTTGACATCCGTGCTGACCTGACGAATCGCAAACCGATAGTATGGCGCAGCGTTCAGGATGTTGGACCACTCGCTGTCAAAGACGTTGTTCAGGACGAGTTTGATTGTGTCGTCTGACCACCGTGTCGAGCCAACCGCATCCATGTACTCGCGGGTATCGGTGACCAACTGCCCAAGGGTGACGGTTGCCATACTTCTCCTTAGCTCACTTTACGAGGGCGTCCACGGCCACGCCGCATGGTAGACGGATCGGCACTATCCAGCACTTCCCCAATGGCGCTGTCCATCGCCGCAGACATCATCCCCGTGTTGTAGTTCTCCACGGAGTCGGTCAACCGCTGGATGTCTTCTCGCGGGAAGGTACGGACCATCTTGCTTAAATATGACGGGGCTTCGTCGGGGCTACATCCCAGCGGCAGATAGCCAATGATGTCATAGGCCATTCGTGCGTCGTAGCTCTCGCGCTGCACCCACTCCCATCGGCGGTCATCGGGTTGCCACTCCATGCACACAGACCATGTAGGCACTCCTGTGTCCATCAGCCGCAACTTCAGTCCGCTATGCACCTCCCGAAGCCGCCGCTGAATCTCAGGCGACGGCTCGGGGATGCCCGCAGGATTCACCAGAATCACGGGCTTGTTCATGCTACTCTTGCACCAGCAGTTCGACGACCACCGTCACATCGTCGGGCTGCACGGTCACAGAACCCACGGTCACCATCGCCACGCGAAGGCTGTCCGCCGTGGTCAACGTCCGCTGGGCGTCCGTGGTCGAGGTCAGGAACACAAACTGCAACGGCGTGTCTGCCGTCTGCGTGTTGATGTCCAAGCCAGCCGTCAAGGCCACCGCCGTTGCGCCCGTCATCTTGAACAGCGTGACGACACACGACGTGGCGGCGGTCGGGAACGTCCCCGCACAGGAGGTCGCCCGATTGACATACACCTTGGCAGGGAACCCGCCAATGTTGTGGTTGTCCGTGCCAGCCGCCAGTGTGCCCGTGTTCAAACGGCCACTGGTCAGCGGAACAGGCAGCGTCCCAAGGCGACCCGGCTTTGGAGCAAAAAAGTTGTAGGCCATCTAGAAGTCTCCAAGTTGATCCCAATGGGGGGCAGCAGCCGAAGTGCTACCACCCCCCACCGCGACTTTAGATGTGGCTGTAACGAGCCGTGTCCGTGTACCCCGTGATCGAGCCGTGCGCATTACGCGCCAAGCAAGCAAGGTTACCGTACCAGCCATACGTCGTCTCAAACGCATCGCGCCCAGAGAGCCAACGCCACGGACCCGCGCCCTCAAACTCCACGAAGCCCCAATCCTTGGCATCCACCCACGACAGGGACGGGATGTGCAGGAGGTAGATCGTGCCAGCCGGGACGTAGTAGTCCGTCACGCACGGGATACCACAGATTTCAATGGCCTTGTAGCCACCCTTGATCGTGGTGCCGAACTCGCCAGCAGTGAAGCGACGCTGAGCGACCATCGACTCCATGAGCTTCTTCGCCAGACCGGGGGTGGTCATGAGGAGGAAGTCCTTGGGCTTCACGTTGGCATCCTTGCCAGAACGACCAGCGATCTTCTGGATCAAGTCCCAGATGTCCGATTCGGTCGGCTGCGTAGCATCAGGCGTGTCCGTGCCCGCGACCATGCGGGTGGCATCCCAAATGCTGTACGTCGCATTGCTAATGTTGTGCAGCGACGGATACGCATTGGCGCGGTTCGTGATGCTGATCAAACCGTTCATCGCGCCGTTGAACGACGTATCGCTCGCGGTCGCCTTCACGATCTTGTCCGTCGCCGCCATGCTCGAAATGGCCGTGCCGATGGTCAGCGTGGCGTTGTCGCCGCTGTTCGTGATGGCCGTGATGGCCGCACGACCCAGCACCGCGTCAGACGAGGACGTGTCGAGGACGGCAATGTAGTCGCCCACCGACAACAGCAACGAACCCTGACCCGAGCTGGCAATGCCGTAGGGCGAGGAAACGATGATAACGGTCGTGCTAGTCACGGTTCCGATCAACGCCACCACACCATCGGCCTTGTTATGCAGCGCCTGCTGCATGAGAAGCATCGAAGCGTCCTTGATTTCTTCCATCGTCTTGCTGGCGATGGTCGTGAAGGCCGCATCCTTGGACTGCGTTCCGACAAACGCCAGACCGTCAACCTGACGGGTGGTGTACGCACGGACGATACCGACATTGGCCTGCACTTCAGTCGCCGTCGTGTCGGGCGGGAAGTAGCCAGAGGCCGAGAACGTCGCGCCAGCCGGGCGGCCAGTCACCACGTCGAAGAACACGTTGTTACCGCCCCAACGCATATTGCGGGGGCCACCAGAGCGGCCCTTCTCCAACTGCGCGAGGAGAGGGGTGACAAGGTTCTGCACCTTCTCACGAAACTGCGAGTACACGTTCTTCAGGAGGCCGGTTAGTTCGGCATCCGTAATCAGAGTGGGGTTAGCCACGGGTCACCTCTTAGAAAGTATTAACGGAATGACGACAACGCCGTACTCAGCGCACTGGCCACGGCATCGTCTATCGTGTTGCCCGCTGGAGCTTTCGGCTTGCCGGACGGCTTGCCTGCATTGCCAACGGGAAGGGTCTTTTGTCCTACGGCACGTTTGGCCTTCTGTGACTCAATGCGAGCCTTGTCCCGTTCTGCCAACGCCTTCTGTGTTTCCCGTTGCGGGGCAGAGGTGGTTGACGGTGAGCGGCGACCATGCTGCGCTTGTGCCCATACGGCCAAATCGTCGAGGATGTACTGTCGGATCGCATCGTAGCGTGACGCTGGAACATACGCCTCTCCGTTGGGAGCGCGTTCAACGTGCGCATACATCGCCATCTGAAACTTCTCGGCCAACTCTTCGACGGGAACAGACGGCAGTGCCTTGGCAATCATATCAAGGGCTGGCGCTATTTCGTTCTCGTAGAATACTTGGCCTTTCTCCGCAATCGCCGACATCTGGTGCTGCACACGAATGTCCTGCACCTGTTGTTCTGCGCGAGCGGCCCTGTTTTCCGGCGAGTTCTGTTCGCCATACGCATCGCGTACAGCCAATAAGAAATCGTCGTCCATCAACAGCTTTTCAATCTGCTCTTCTCGTTCCGACAGCAAGGCCGCGAGTTGTTCGCGCTCTTGATGGACCTGTTGAGCAGCCTGCTCAACCTGCTGGACCTTCTGCTCCCGATCTTGGTTGTACACGCCCCACTGGGCCAGCTTGACCACCTGATCCAAGCGGTCACTCCGCATCTTCCCGTTGGCCTTGTACTCAACCATCAAGTTCGGGACTTCGACCTCTCCATCTGCATCGTGGAGTGAGAACTCCGTTGCCAGATCATCCATGACCGTTGGAACGGCCACATAACCTTCTGGCATATTGGGCTGATCGCCAAGGTCTTCTGATTCCCCAGCGTCCTCTACTGCTTCTCCGCCATCGTCTGCTGCATCTGGAGCCAGTGTCTCTTCGGCATCCTCAGCCACAGCCGTGTCTTGCTGTGGTGGGAGGGCGGAGGCGACGGCACTGGAAATTGCTTCACCGAGGTCCATGCTACGATCCTATTGCTGTCGGGATAAGATGTCAGCTTGCTGTGCGGCCTGTTCTGCCTCTGGAATGCCAGCCAAACTCTGTTGGAGTAGGTTGGTGACCCCAATCGGCGGATTGCCACTGGCAAGCGGTAACTGTCCCGGTGTGATATTTGGTACACTGGCTGCGGGGGGTCCGCTTGCTGGGCCAGCCCCAGCGGGAGGGGCCATCGGAGGCGGTCCTTCTTCTCCTCCCCCTCCCTGTTTCTGCTGCGCTTGATTTGCTAGTGCTACCCACCGCTCTTGTGCAGCGGCAATGACGGACGGTTCTACGTCGTCTTGGAGCAGTAACTCGCGTTCCAGCACATCTTGGTGAATTGCTTCGTTGTCCTGCCACCGCATCTCGGGCACGGGCGTCTGCATCCGAATAGCGTCTGCCACCCGCTTTGCCCGTGCTTCTTGATCCGAGTCTGGCGTGGAGATGTCCCCTGCCACGGCAAACATCTGGCGACGACGGTATTCCTTCATGTCGATCACGCCCGTTTGCAGCCAGTTGTCCAGCATATACATACGGAACGCCAGCGGCATCGGCATCATCGACGAGGCTTCGACCTTCACATCGCTCTGTCCGTCAAAGTCCGACGCCGACACGGCACGGGCGAGGTCGGGACGACCCTTGCCAACTGCGCCAAGCGAGCGGGGCATATCGTAGCCCCACGACATCCCTGCCAGCGTGATTTTGCCCCAGTCGGTGAAGGCCATTGCCAAAGCATTGACGCCGGGGCTAAAGACCCGCTCCAACTGTTCACGGCTGGCAATGATGGCACGGCCCGATTCGCCCGTCACCTGTCCACGGCTAACCGCGTTGTAGCCCGAGGCGTTTTCAAACGCCCCCTTTTCCAACGCGAGGGCTTCTTTGACATCGTTGCCCACACTAAACCCGTTGACGGGCTGGATACTGTCCGACATCGGACCTGCGCCACGAATTTCGATCATGGAGGTCACGCCACCCATGAACGTTTCGGTCGCAATGGCGTTGGGCCGTGTCAGGAATCGCCCACCCGCGTTGACGCGGATGTTCTCGACCCACTTGGACAACAACGCATTGATCCGCATCTGGTGATCTATCCATTGCTCCATGACGGGGCGCGGATAGTAACTGGGGTCGCTGGAACCGTCGCGTACTGGGACCAGTGGAATCGTGTTCCACATAAGGGGTGAGGGTCCGAACACGACTTCATCGCCAACGACCACCATCTGCAAGCCTTCGGGCAGCACATCGGGGTGCGGCTGGAGATAGACCGTGAACCGTTCCGTCACATCCTCATCCCGCAACCGCTGGCCTTCGCCAATCGTGGTCTGCGAGAGGACCCATGCGCCAATCCCTTCACTGCCGCTGTACGTCGGGCCGTTGCTGGTGGACAGCATCGTGTTGGCGGCGTCCAATCCCGTCACGCCATACCGATACGCCGCCTCACTCCGAGAAATCACCTCACGAATGATGACCCAGTGTGGGCGCTGGGTCGCGGTCGCGTTAGGCGAGACACGAACCTGCTCCACCCGAAGCGTTTGACAGCCAATATCGCCCATGGGCTTCTTCTGCCCAGCAAGATCACCCATGCGCTCGTCCCACGGTCCACGATTTGGGTCCCAGTACTCGTGCCAGAAGGAAATGCCGTCCGTTTGCGCCCAGAAACTCGCTTCCCTCGCCATACGCTGCATCTCTTGCTGCTCATACTGGTACTCCAGCGCCATCTGTTGGGCTTGCGCCTTCCGACGATCTTCGGGGTCTTGCGTGACGGGCGTGACGGAGAAGCCGGGCTTC